CCCCGTAGCGGCTCAACTACGGGGATGGTGTCAAATAACAGAGTATCAATATGAGATACTAAGTGAGCCTATTTTTTTAGAAATGTCCTGTAGGGCATCGTTAAATGTCTGTAATTCTTCTTGTGTGAAGCGTGCCGGTTTTCCGTTTACCAGATTACCATTTAATCTCTGATACAGCCATGACCTACTTTTATTAAAGTATTTCTTCGCAAGATAGCTTAGAGAGACTATTTCGGCCACTTCTTGCAGCTGTAGTTTGATTGCGCTCTCTTCTATAACATCCAGTTTCTTATCAATGTTCTGTAAGCGCTCTGATACAAAGTTGGCAATAGCTTTCTTATCTTCTTCCGAAGTGTACTTGGCTGCTATTTCTGTCATTCTGGTATAGAACTCTGGAGAGTCTGTACCAAGTAGTGGCTTTAATGCCAGTAATTCATCTTTCAGTGCCATATATTTATTTTTAGTGCCCTCTCCGGAGAGAGGGGCTTTGTTTTACTTCTTTTTTTCTAACTCTTTTAAGATTTTGTCGATTGTCAGTAACCGGTCTAACCTTTTGTCAATCTCTTTTTCTTGGTTTGTTCCGGTAACTTCGGCGATAAATCTTAGTTGGTCCAGTTCTTTTTTAAGGAATGCTCTTTGTATAAGCAAATCCTTTTTAATTTGTTCGTTACTCATGTTGATTACTTTTGTTATTTGACATTGCAAATTTAATAATCTTTTGGTTATTGCACAAACATTGCATGAATTATTTTCGCTATCTCGTATATTTTTTCCATATTTGCAGTGCGTTACATATTTTATTCAGTGTCGGGTGGTATCCTGACCGTTGAGCTACTGGTGATTGATTTTGCCAGTAGCTTATTCATATACGGTTCCGACCCCCGTGAGATAGCTTAATGGCATCCTATATCCGACACTGTCGATATGTAACGCAACGGGAAAGCGGAACCGTTCTTTTTTCCGCTTCTTAATCCGTTGCATTATGGGTAAATCTCAATCATCCTCTCCAAAGCTTACAAAGGCTTTCATTGGCTACGGTCATTATCAGCTAACAGTCACGTATTCCGATTACGTGAAAACCGCGATAACGGGAAATATGGAGTTAATAGACCGTTTGAACTCTGATGTAGAAAAGGAGAGGGAAGAAGCCACTGCCGAAGCAATAGCTTTTGTCCAGGAACAATCACTTTAAGTTGTCGAAGATTTTCCTCATTGCATCATCAGCGTGTTTTCGCATCACTCGAAAATAGTTGAATATAGGGCGGTTCGTTTTCATTGATTGGCCGATACAATATTCAAGAATTTCTAAGGATATACCTAATTCGAATCCATGCTGAACGAATGATTTACGTGCAGAATAATAAACCACATGCTTTCTTATCCCTGCTATTTTGGCGAGTTCTTCCATTTTACGGGATACAACAGAATAACATTGCCCGAATGTTTTATACTTACCAAAAACAAGTTTACCATTCTTCTGCATATATTTGTTTATGATTTCCCTTGCTTCCGGCTGGACGGAGAATGCGGTTTTACTTTCACCACTTTTTTTGTTCTTTGTTTTTCGCCGGTAATATTCTATCCATTCTTTTCGGAAATCAATATCAAGCATATCTACAAGATTGATACCACCCAGGTAATAGCTTAACATGAAAATATCACGTACTACTCCGATATTGTATTTAGGAATTTCCATATCTCGAATCGCCTTTATTTCATTAATGCTAAGGTCTAATTCGCGGATATTGGCTGATGGCATTCTGCAGAACTCAAACGGATCTACTTCGTATCTGACCATATTATGTTTCTTGGCATAGTTGATAATTACTTTGAGTAATGTAAGGTAGATTTTAATGGTGGTAGGAGAGAGCCGTTTGTCTTCAAGGTCCATTTCAAAATGCTTGATGTTTCGAGGCGTAATCATTGAAAGTAGCAAATCACCTTGTGACTTGATGAATGATTGGCATGCCAAACGATACAACTTTTCAGATTTGTTTCTTTTCTCCTCTGCGAGTTCTGACAGATAAGATGTCATTGCAGAGGAAAACTTGGCATTGGTGTAGTCTTTCTTTTTTATGATGATTTCTCGGAGCTCGGAACATGAATATACATCCACATCATATATGTTGTCAATAACATTCTGATAATGGTTAAGTAGATTCCGAAGTTTCATGTTCATTGAAGCGGCTTCCGGATGATTGATAACTTGCCCCTCTTTGAATTGTGATAGGGTGTCAATAATACAGTTTGTTGGAATATATCTGGTATTGGAATTATGGGCCAGTGATATTCTTACTTTGTGCTTTCCGTTGATAAGCACTTTTGCAGGTACGATACAAAGTTTAAGCGTTGCCATATTTTTGTTTAATAAAGTTGCGACAATTTGTTAGTAATAAAATCGGTGTCCGACAATCGTCCGACAATCAAATTTTGCAACCTGCTGCGAAATATTGGAAATACGCTTTTCCCGTAACTGCTTGATATACCTATAATAAAAGCACTTCCAACGTTCGCTTACGGAGGAAGTGCTTTACACAAAAACTAAACTAGACTTATAGTATTGAAAATGCAATTGTAATCTGTGTATCATTCCTTTGCAAGTTGGCTGAAATAGATGTCCGACAATAAATGAGAAAAATCAGTTCATAGTTTGTAATGTTACGTTACTTTTATTTATATTTTCGAGCACTTCATCAATGAATAAAGAGCGGTAATGTGGGCATTCAAGAACGCCCTTACTTTTTGCTTCCCGGTACACTTTGGAAAATAATTTTGCTTTCTCCTTGTCGGTGATTGGTAGTTGCTCTATGGGAGTGGCGAGAAACCGGCACCCCCAACCCTTACAGGTGGGAGTAAGGGAGCAGTGCCCGGTTCCAGTACAAGCGGATGCGCAAAGTTGTATTGCTGGTTTCATCTTGATAGTTTTTCTTTTAATAGCTGTTGACCATTTTTCAAATAGTTGATAATTTCTGGTAACGATGATATTTTTAAATATGAAGTAGACCTATTGGTATAACTCTTTGTTTGAATGGCAATTTGCCATTTTGTATTATCAGATGTGCTGAACACTGTGATTGAAACCCCATCACGAGACTTATATTCGCATTCGGTATAGGTGTTGGGGGTTTGGGTTATAATCGTTTCACTCATGTATTCTAATGATTTGATACAAGCGTCTAATTCATCAGAATCTAATGTTCCTATAAATGTCTCTGAGTTCTTTAAAGCAGATGAATAATAATAGGTCTTTATTCGTAATGCTCCTATTTTTTCAGCGGTAATTTCATCCGTAACTACTAATGCTTGAAAACCAACACCTACTTTTTTGCCTTCAACGTCATAAAATTCTCTTTTTAATAGAGAACCTTCTTTTTGTTGAAAGAGGATTGCTTTACTTTTGGAAGCAGGTTTTTCTTCCTGGGCGAATGTGTTTAATGAAAAAATAATGAGAGTTAATAATAATATTATCTGTTTCATAGTAATATTGATTTTGGGTTTATAATAATACATTCTTTCTAGTTAATTTACTATTTAATTTTTATGGTTGATTAGTTTTATTATCAGGATTATAATCGCTTGTTATTCTTATATGTTCCTGTGGAAAGGTTATATCTGTTTCTTCCACATTTTGCAAAATGAAAATTCCCAAAGCCCGAGTCTTTTCATTTTGAGGATTTATTTGGGATAATATATCATAATACCATTCTTTTTTATTTGGCAATAAAGGGCATTTTGTCTTTAAATAGTCCTGATAATCTATACGAATTTTAGATAATAGGTTGATAATAACTTCAATTCTGTCTTTGGTTAAATTATCTTTTACGGCTACAAGTAGTGCGTCCATATACCCATCTATGGCATATTGTATGAGATTCCCATCATGCATTTTTGTTGCATAGTTTAAAATGCGAGTAAAAGTAATATCAGATTTTAACCATTCCAGCTCTTTCTTTATTTCTTGAAATTGACTTCTTAGTTTTTCGTTTTCGTTTACTAATGTTTCTATTTGATGCTTATTCGTTGTTTCCATGTCTTTAAGCAACTTCTTGTTTTGTTCATCAATATCTTTCTTTAAATTGAAAGATTGATAAATCTGAACGGTAACAAATACAGTTACTGCCAATGAAATAATAGCTACCATCCCGCCAAGGTAATCTATCTCAAGGTCTGTTCTGTAATCATACCTAAATATTGTCACTAAAGATAGTATTATAGCTATTCCACTAGTTATTATAGTGAAATAAATATACGCATGAACATTATGCTTTTGTTCTTTAATCATCGTTCAAAAGGTGATTTCTTTTTTTAGAATGCCGTATTATAATCTCATGCTGCGTTCAACAACCTTAATCACATTGTATATCTCTACTACATCGTCAAGATTGACAGTGTAGTCGTTAAATAATTCGTTGAGTGAATGGCAAGTGATATTTCCGTAATCATCTTGCGCAGTGATTTGCTTAATGGATATTCCTTTTGTTCGATGTACAATGACGAAATACCAGTCGTTGATATGAAGTTTAGGTAGCCATAAATCACGTCTTACTTCCCTGCAAAGTAGCTTGTCCCCGTCGCAGATAGAATTACGGCTGTCATCATCCATACTGTCGCCTTCTGCCTCAAATATGCGGTATTTTCCGTGATAAGTTTGGTCTACAATAACCGGCATTGTCGGTAGGGTATCTATGTATTCAGCATCTCCGTATCCGGCAAGATAACCGCATTGTGCTTTGATGTGTATAACAGGCACATTCATATAGCTTAGGTCATCTACTTGACGGGCGTTGGAGTGGAATGTTTGGGATTGGGTATCGGTAAGCATATCCCCTTCGCCGGTTAGTAGCCATTCTAAATTATATATAGGAAATGCACTAACTATCTTTTCACATGTTGCACGTGAAGGTGTACGATGCTCATTAATAATGCGGGTGATGGTTACATTATTAGATATACCAATAGCTTTACTGAATGAATTCTTATTCAAGCCTTCTTTTTCAATAATTAATTCAACTCTTTCCCAAGCTTCCATATTTGAATATACTAACAGTTAGTTAAATGTTGTAAATAAACTAACTTTTAGCTGGTAAAAGTTTGTATTTATACTAACTGTTAGTATCTTTGCAACATCAACGTCAACAACGACTACAAAATAATGAAAAATAGTTGAGTTGGCAAAATTAAAGTAATACCTAAAAAGGAGTAAGACAATGAAAAAAAGAGATTATGAATTGGTAAAGAATGGCAAGTATAACAGAAGAGCAATCATGCAGAGAGCTTATGTATTTGTGCGTAATTACAATTACTCTCTTTCAAGCGCCTTAAAAACGGCTTGGTGTGATGCTCATCTGAAAATGGATGAATATAAAGCACAGATTGCTCCTAAGTATCAAGATTACCCGAAACCGGCTAATAATTTCAGACAGGCTATGATTGATTTGAATCCTACTCTAAGAAGCTACGATAGCTCTTGGAGATAATATAAACAAAGCTGCAGAAAAGGTCAGTGCTATACCGGTGATAAAAGCCGCGAGGGTTCGTAATGGCAAACGAACACTTTACCCTTCACCGGGCAGCTTTCCCAAATGCTAAACTTAAAACGAAAACAGATATGTTACAACAAGAATTTGAAGAGAGAACAGGATTAAAGCTACCGGTTGACGGTTATGCTGAGGTTGAGAAATGCTACATGAATACAGACCTTGATAAAGATGTTTTTTGTAAGCTGTGGATTGAGAATCCAACCGCACTTAAAGAAATAGAGCGAAAGACTGCATTAGTACGTGAACTACAAGAAGAGCGTAAATGTCTTTCGAATCTTTTGATAGACCAAGCCGAAAAATGTAGCGCAAGTGATTTGAGGGAAATGGCAATCGCCATGATTGGTGAACGTGAGTATCTAAGCAGAAAGATTACTAAAGGCTATAATCTTTGGGAAGCGGATAAAGAGTTGCTTTTGGATATTCTGAAAAAGTAGAAATAATCTCTATCCGGTCTTTGAGCCTACCCTTTGATGGGAGATAGAGAGCTGATATAAGCTCGACATTCGGGCAGGAGAGGCGATACTCCGCAACAACACACCCCGAAAGACTTGGAACTGGTGACAGCAGAAGCAGACTTGAGTAGGGTTACGGGTGCAGTCCCGGTGAAATCTGCCGCAGTTCGTACTGAGAAAGGTACAGGAACTCCGAAGCATACCCATGTAAACAGATAGTAGACTTGTCCTTGATTGTGGTGGGGTAAAATAAAGAAGTCGACATGCCCCGAACGGTTATGCAGTGAAGTATAGTAGCTGATAACTCCGGTGGGAAGAACTGAGAGAGTTTATCGGGGCACGAATATTAATTAAAAAATAGAGAGAAAATGAATGAAATAATAGATTACATTAAGGATTCACCAATTGAGTATGCAATTGATGCCTTGTCTGTGAATTATGTGATACAGACTATCGTTCAAATGGTACTGTTCCCCTTTGTTCTATACTTTTGTTGGAGGGTTTTTAAAAAGATACTTCGTAACATGAGGAATAATTAACAGAAACTCCTTACAATAGTATATGCAACCAATGCGATGATAAACAGCAGGAATGAAACATACGAGCCTTTTTCGCAAAATACGAAAATCCTTCTTCTTGGTATGCTTTCATATACGTAAGCTTGACCGTGCGGTAATTCCCCGTTATGATATTTTCTTAGGTATTCCCGATAGGTGCGCACAGCTTGATTGCTCAACACTCTATTCTCGTATAGAGATATTCCAGAGAAAAGGATACAGAGTGCATTTACGCATATTGCAGTCACAAGGAGAACCTTGTTGCAAAGACTGTCCTCTGAAGGACTGCTTAAAGAAATGATTACCGCAAAGGTGGTTGAGGCTACCATTAAAAGCGTTGTTTGTATTTTGAATACCCATTCGGTTTGTTCATCCAGAGAACGCATATATAACCTAATTAGATTTCTTTCCCAACTCATATTTACTTAATTTTTTGATTTGACACTTCAAAGTTAAGTAAATCTCCCGAATAAAGCGTGATGCTGCCAATCGAATTGGTTCGGGAGAACTCAAATATTAATCATTAAAATTTTATAGCAATGAAAAAGAAAATAATCACAGAAAACTACACGCCGGCTTTGAGAGATATGGAAGTAGGAGATATTCTTACTTTCCCGGTGAAAGCTTACAATTCTATCAAAGGTACATTGATTCCCCGATTGAGATTGGAACTTTGCGTAGAAGATGCAGATTGGAAAGTAGGAGACATTGATAAGAAAAAAGGTCTTTTTGATGTAGAAAGGGTTGCGTGATGGTTCCCCTTTCTCCTGCGGAAATGCTTGTTGCAAATGAGTATTGTAAGGGACTTGCTGACAAAGAAGTGGCTGACAATCTGAGTAAATCTGTTTGGACTATCAAGACACAGAAGCGGACTATCTATCGAAAGTTAGGCATATCCAAAGATACTGAATTGCTTCTGTATATGATTTGTAACAAGATGAAACGCAATTTCGATTTGAATGAATTACGGAAGCATGGACTTGAACTTTTATTCTCCGTTCTTTTCGTTGTGATGCAGGTTACTTGCAATGATTTTGATTTGCGGAGAATGAAAACACCCTCACGGGTACGGACTGCAATGCGCTATATAAGAGTAGGGGGACGGAGTAATAATAATTTTAATTTTTTGGCAGCATGATATATGAGGTAAACGGTGATTTACGCAGTTCTATGTTGATTGATGGGACGGCGGAGGCAAGGTTGGCAGATATACTTACCATCATGGATAAGCGTACATTTCCTAAGAGGGAATCAGAAAGAATAGTAGGTGGACCTGGTAGATTGAAAACCTTGGTAAATTCTCGAAGAGTGAGAGTTGAATATAGACCTAATGGACGAAGTTATTATAATGCTTCGGATGTGTTGAGTTTTGCAAAAGTAAGAAAAGGAAGAAACCATGAAAAGAATAATTCTCAACGTGCTATTGCTTAATGTATTGGCTCTGCCTTGTTTGGCAATGTTCAACGGTGTTGATCCGATGACGGGAGAGTGGAACTATACTATTAACCTTTTTGGCATGGTATATTCTGTTTGGTTCTATTACAATGTATTGAAGAAGATAATAAAAATATGAACCTCAGCGGAGGAAGTGCATTACATAAAAACTTGTTTTGTTAGACTACTGCCGGCAAGGTCTGTGAAGATATAGCGGGCAGAAACGGGTAATTAGCTCAGTCAGGTAGAGCGGTACATGATTATTTTAATGTTGGTAATTTGTCATGGTATTATTTAAAGGTTTCATTCATGTACAGGTCACGGCGTTCGAGTCCCGTATTACCCACACAGTTTTTTTTATGTTTAACCAGTAATGCCGACGAAAAGGACGTCGTAGGGAGAATGCCCCTATTTGAGTTTTATATTTCATCTATCTTGTTAACTACCCTTCCCGGTGTGGTTTGACCGCCTATCCGGGAGCAATGCCCAAGCGAGGGCAGATATAGTTTAGTATGTTATTTTGTGTTTGTACTGGGTGTGCCGTCTGTGAAGATAGTACACCTTTTTTATTCGGGAGTTCGGTGTAATGGCTAACACACCTCATTCGAAGAGACTGGCGGTTCGAGTCCGTCAACTTCCACGACATTTTTTATTAACCACATAAATTTTATCATTATGAGTTTGATTAAGAAACCTAACGAGCTGACCGTTAAGACTACATTGTCAGCACTGATTTACGGACAGCCGGGTATGGGTAAAACAACATTGGCATTATCTGCTCCCAACCCTGTACTATTCGATTATGACGGTGGTATTCACCGTGTCAATGCCGCCCATCGTGTACCGACCGTTCAGATAACAAGCTGGGACGAGACGAATCAGGTACTTGCTTCCGAAGAAATCAAGGAGTTCGACACGATTGTGATTGACACTGCCGGAAAGATGCTCTCTTTCATGGATAAGGCTATCATGGCAGCCAATCCAAAAATGAAGAAAGCTGATGGCACTCTTTCCCTGCAGGGATATGGGGTACGAAAGAATATGTTTATCAGCTTTGTAAATCAAGTTACCCTCATGGGTAAGTCGGTTATCTTCGTTGCTCACGAACGGGAAGAGAAAGTCGGTGATGAAAAACAGATACGTCCGGAGATTGGCGGTTCATCTGCCGGTGATTTGATTAAGGAACTGGATTTGGTTGGTTACATGGAAGCTATTGGCAAAGATAGAACAATCTCCTTTGACCCGTGTGAGAAGTTCTACGGTAAGAACACCTGCAATCTTCCCTCACGCATTAAGATTCCTGTCATTATTGACGCTTCCGGTACCGTCACGGGAAAGAATGATTTTATGACAAACATCATCAACACTTATAAGGATTATCAGATGAAACAAACAGAGTTGTCCTCTGAATATGATAAGGTTCTTGAAGTTATCCGTGATACGGTGGAGCAGGTAACCGATATGCAGTCGGCTAATGAGGTACGGGAAGCGATTGTGAGTATGAACCATATCTTTGACAGCAAGGTAAGGGCTGGTATGATGCTCAATGAGAGATGTAAGCAACTCGGATTAAAGTTTAATAAACTCAACAATAAATATGAACCAGCCGCCTAAGTACAGATTTTACCCGTCGCTGCTCGATAAGTTCGAGCAGTATTTGCGGGCGGATGAACAAGTTGAAAGCTTTTGGAATGTCGACAATGAAACGGGGGAATACAAGAAAAGCTCCGAAGAGATTGAAGCGGAGCTCAAGCAAACTTTGCTTGATGCGATAAACCGCGTTCCATTTGAGAGTGAAGCTGCTGATAGAGGAACGGCATTTAATGCTATCATAGATTGTTACATCCATAGGAAAAAACATATTCCAAATGAACGGGAACCATATACCATTATCGGTGATGAAGAAACCAATATTATACAAGTTGCTTTTCCGTCTACGGATATAGCGCCTGCCCGTCATTTTTTGTTTGACCGAGCATGGTGTATTGAACAGTCGAGGTATTTTGCTGGTGCATTGTCTCAAGTCTTTGTCTCTGCCACTATTTCCACCCGTTACGGTGATGTGGAGCTTTACGGGTTTATAGACGAACTTCTCCGAGATACGGTCTACGACATCAAGGCGACCTCAAAGTATGATTTTGGTAAATATGAGCATGGTTGGCAGCGGCATGTATATCCTTACTGCTTGATTGCTTCTGGTCAAATGGGGAGTGTGAAAGCATTTGAATACACTGCATATCAGTTGAAAGGTGGTACGAGCCGTACCCCGCTAATTAGCGGAACGCAATATCCGGAGTATTATACTTACAATCATGAGCAGACGGTTAAACTGTTGACTGCTCATTGTGAACATTTCATAGAATTTTTGGAAGCAAATCGGGGGTTTATTACGGATAAGAAAATATTTGGATTAGAGTAATGGCACAGGAAGCAATTCTTGAAAAGGTTAACGGCAAGGTACACATAAGCAAGTCATTTGACTTCATGTGTTCTCAATTACGTAATGGTAGGTATCGTGTGAAAATTGAACGTTTTACGGAACCGCGGACACTATCGCAAAATGCGCTTATGTGGCTTTGGTTCACTTGTATTGAGCAGGAAACCGGAACGGATAAACAAGATATACATGATTACTACTGCAACCTATTCCTGAAGAGGACTTCTTATATCAAAGGCAAAGAAACGGTTGTTACCGGAAGCACATCGAAACTCAATACAGTGCAGATGACAGACTTTCTGAATAAAGTCCAGGCTGACGCTGCTGCCGAACTGGGAATAATACTCCCTCTTCCGGCTGACCGTTACTATAACGAATTTATCAACGAATATAAAGACAGGAGATAAAAATGAATATCACAAAAGCAAAAATAACAAAGGACAACACACTTGTTACCACTTTTAAGAACGAGAATGAGGATAATGTGACTGTTGAGGGAAAGAACCTTATCCATAAGGATTTGCGGGCAGCGTTTGACGAGCTGATTCCTCACCTTACTTTCCTCTGTGAGCAAAAGGAAGCTGACGGCAAAGATTCCATAGATGAATTGCCGGAAGAAATCTTCTCTACATTCGAGGTTACTGGTTATACGATTGGTGGTTCTGATGATAATATCGGAGTTACTTTGGTCGGTAAACGTTTCCTAAAAAGTAAAAAGGTGCTTAATCTCATTGCACCGTTTACCATGTTCAACAATGAGAACGAGGAATACGAACACGCCTTTGAGTTACAGCAAGCCATTGATGCTTGTAATTATGAAGTAGAACAGTATCTGACCGCAAAGAAATGGGCAGTAGTTCAGCAGGAGCTTCCATTTGATGAAAGTGCTCCGACTGATATAGTGGCCGACCCGGTGGGGGACGCTACTTTTGAGGAGGAAGCTAACGAGTTCCTCAAACAAGTGGCGGAACAGACCGGCACTACTTTGATAGTGGACGGTAAGAAAGTGAAACCGCGTCATTCACGTACTAAGAAAGTCAAAGAAACAGCAGCTTGATTATGGCAGCACCTTTTTGTATCACCAAATATCCGGACGGCTTCAAACTTAAATTCATGTACCATCCGATGCTGATTAAATGCGTGAAGAATATTCCATCGGTCAAAGCGAATGCTAAAAAGGCTTATCTTTTCAATGAGAAAGCATGGTGGGTTGACCTTGCCGATGAATGGTATGTCAACACCATGGCGAATTGGGCGGTACAATATGGTTATTGCGGATCAGTACAGCGGTCGGAGCAACGGAAAGCTGATATAAGTTTTGAGATTGTTCCGATGCCGCAATTGACCGTACCTCACGGATTGCTTCTCGAACCATATGATTATCAGAAAGAGGGTATCGCTTATGCTTTGGCCCATAAACGATGTATCTTCGGTGACCAGCCGGGGCTTGGTAAGACATTACAGGCAATAGGCACGGTAACGATTGCAAAATCTTATCCGTGCCTTGTTGTATGTCCGGCCGCACTTAAGATAAATTGGCAACGCGAGTTCAAGAAGTTTGCAGGAAAGCAGGCATTAATCCTTGATGATAAGAATAAGAATACTTGGCAACGCTTCATTGAAACTAAGTGCTGTGATATTTTCATTACGAATTATGAGAGTTTGAAAAAGTTCTTCGTATTGGACGTGAAGAATGATACTCGGTTTACGTTGAAGTCAATTACCTTCGACCCTCGCATAACACTTTTTAAATCAGTCATTATTGATGAGTCTCATAAATGTAAGTCTACCAAGACACAGCAAAGTAAATTTGTTGAGGGCATCTGCAAAGGTAAGGATTTTATTCTTGAACTGACGGGAACGCCAGTTGTGAATGATAATACCGACCTTATACAACAGCTTAAGATAATGGGACGCTTGGAAGACTTCGGTGGGTATAAGACATTTACCGAACGTTTTTGTAACGGGCCGAAGAAAGCGTCTAATTTGAAAGAATTAAACTGGCGCCTTTGGAATACCTGCTTCTTTCGACGGGAGAAAGCAAAGGTGCTGACCCAACTTCCCGATAAGACACGCCAGTATATCGAGATGGATATCACTACGCGGCTGGAATATGAGAAAGCAGAAAGCGACCTTATTCAATACCTGCGTGTCTATAAGAATGCGGATGACGAGAAGATTGCCAAGTCCATGCGCGGCGAGGTAATGGTAAGGATGGGTATTTTGAAAGCCATTTCCGCCCGTGGAAAAATTAAGGCGGCTGCCGAGTTTATTCATGACGTTATCGATGGGGGAGAGAAACTGATAGTATTTGCTTATCTGAAAGAAGTAGTAATGGAACTGAAAAAGATGTTTCCTCAAGCTGTAACGGTTACTGGTGAAGATAATGCTACCCGGAAACAGATGGCTGTAGATGCTTTCCAAAACAATCCGGATTGCACACTTATTATTCTGAACTACAAATCGGGTGGTACGGGGCTTACTTTGACAGCTTCCAGTCGTGTGGCTTTTATTGAGTTCCCATGGACGTTCAGTGATTGCGAACAGGCGGAAGACCGGGCACACCGTAACGGCCAGAAGAATAACGTTAACTGTTACTATTTTCTTGGCAAGAATACCATTGATGAATACATGTATGATGTCATTCAGCGTAAAAAAGGTATAGCTAACGGAGTTACCGGAACGGATGATGTAGTAAAGGAGAATGTAGTAGATATGGCTATGGACTTATTCAAAGGTAGATTATGAGAAAGAAACAAACTACACCACAATCAGAAAGCCAGATACAGCATAGCTGCCTGACTTGGTTCCGGCATCAATATCCGTCTTTAAGCCGTATGCTGTTTGCCGTTCCTAATGGTGGGAAACGCGATGCCCGTACCGGTGCGCAAATGAAATACGAAGGTGTTTTACGTGGCGTTGCCGATTTGATACTTCTTATCCCTAAGAAAGGTTTTGCGTCTCTCTGTATAGAGATGAAAACTCCGAAGGGGGAACAGAGGGAGGAACAAATTGAATGGCAGAGAGAAGCGGAAAAGTATCGAAATAAATACGTTATCTGCCGTTCTCTTCAAGATTTTATGAACGAGGTTAATTCCTATCTACGATGAATTATATTGAACTAGTCAATAATTTTTGGACTGTGAGGCGTATTAGACCAATGACAAGTTACGAGGCAGATTTTTATTTCTATTTGCTGAAAGAATGTAACTCGAGAAACTGGACTAATCCGTTCGAATTGCCGTCGAGGAATGTGGAGCTTGAACTTGGCATCTCTCGCAAAACAATTTGTGACCTGCGCAACAAACTCCAGCAAAAAGGATTGATTTCTTTCAAAGAAGGGAATAAACGGGCAAACGGAGCATTTTATCAGATACTTTATGTTTCTGACGGTAACGAAAGTGGTAACATAAACGGTAACATAAATGGTAACATAAATGGTAACATAAATGGTAACCCTTTATATAAACAGAAACATAAACAGAAACCTATGGGGGAAAATAACTTGTCAGAGTTATTCCCACCGGAACCACTACCGAAAAAGAAACCACTCAAAAATAAAGTGGAATTTATACCACCGACTGCCGAAGAGGTGAAAGAGTATTTCCGTAACAAACTTCCTGATTGGGAGCTTCAAGCGGATATTTTCTATAATCACTTCTCTGGACTTGGTTGGAAAACAGCTACTGGTGCCAAGGTAGAACGTTGGGACAGCCGGGCTAATCTTTGGATAATCGAAAAAAAACAGCAAGGCAATGGAAAAACAGAAACTCAAGGACAAAACGGTCGGGATGCTGATAAGGCAGCAAAGGCAAGAAACCTCATTGCAGAGTACGCGGCCATCGAACAGGGATGTGATGCTATCGGCCATCAAGCAGAGATACCCGACCTTTAGCCAAGCATCTGCCGTATATTCGACATCGCTCCAGCCAATACTTCTTGCCGACCTTGATAAAGCGTACAGCGAGAAGTCACCTACATTGTCAGACCTTGAACGGATGTACGGTGACGGCTCCTCGGCTTTGTGGGCAAAGACGCAGCTACTGACTATTGATTTTGCCTCTGCCACGAAAGAGAGTGCCGATGAAAATGCTTTGAACGAGTTCTCAAACCTGTTTGTAAGGCAGTACCACTACATCAAGCTGACCGAATTCATTCTATTTGTCGCCCGGTTTAAGCTGGGCAGATACGGTAAATTCTACGGTTATTTCGACACGATAACTATTGGCGAGGCTTTCCGCAAGTTCCTCAAAGACCGGTCGGATGAGCTGGATATAATCATCCGGAACCGCAATAACCGGGCACAGGAGCAACAAGCATTTGTAGAGCGGAATCACCAACCACCCGACGACTTACGGGCAAAACTCAAATTAAGATGAAAGACATAAAACAGATAGCGACTATTCTGTCAATTCTGATAGTGTATGCCGCTTTTTATTTTGTCTGCTATTGGATAGCGGACTATTGTTTAAGGACTTATTTGTAACGCAATTATGGAAAACCAAACTTTCAAAGAAGCTATCAAGAGTTATCTTGATGAACGTGCCAGGACTGACGAACTGTTCGCCAAGTCCTACGTAAAAGAAAACAAAAATCTGGACGAATGCTGTTCTTACATCATGGGTGAGGCCCGGAAGCGCGGAAATGCCGTTGCTATGTCCGACACTGAAGTTTTTGGTATGGCCGTACACTATTACGACGAGGACGACATTAAAGTCAACAAACTACCTGCCGGTACAAGAGCTGTAGCTTCCACTTCACCCCAACCGGTGAAGCTGACCGAAGAAGATAAAAAGAGCGCCCGTGAGGAAGCGATAAGACGCCTTGCCGAAGAGCAATACGCTTTGCTCAAGAAAAAGCCGTCACGGTCAAAGAAAGATACAACGGAAGCCCAACAGATGTCTTTGTTCTAAAGTTATGGATGATGTTTTATCAGGTAAGATTTGTCCCTATTGTGGTAATCCTACCGAGTATGTGGATAGTTCTGTTATTTATGGGCGTTCTTATGGTATGATTTACCTCTGTCGTGATTGCAGGGCTTATGTTGGAGTTCATAAAGGTACAGACCAAGCATTAGGGCGTTTGGCGAATGCGGAACTTAGAGAAGCTAAGAAAGATGCCCATTTCTATTTTGACCAGATAGCCAAGACTAATCTTATCAATAAGATTTGGAAAGAGCATATTCCCAATACCTCAAATAGAAATAAGGCCTATTTGTGGTTATCCATTCAATTAGGAATACCACGTGAAATATGCCACATAGGAATGTTCGATGTAAAAGATTGTAAACGCGTAGTTGAACTGTGTAAACCATTAATAAAGCTATGAAACCGCGTACTAAATTGCAAAAGGAAGTCGCCGAGCTGAGTGCAAAGTTGGGTGAAATCTCCGACTCTCCCAAGAATTGGGCGAAAGAACATCTGTTTTCTCATACAGCGTATAAATGCAAGGATGAACTTTGGTGTTCGGAATGTGGGAAGATATGGATAAACACCGATAATAGCGAATTGAGTGCTATCCTTTTGGGTGATAAGACCGAATGCCCCTATTGTCACCACAAACTGGACGTAAAGGTAAGTCGGAAAAGCCAGAATAGAGAGGAAATCTACATGGACATACTGCAAGTTGTTGGTAACTTCCAAGTCATACGTCATATCCTGTGCTGCAAGTATTCTTGCAAAAGCGGTTTTCGTGAGCATCTGACATCAAATTTTTATTATCATTTCTTTGAGACCGTTCAGGAATGGATTACGGTTAATGGCAAACGTACCATTATCGCCAGGCCTATGAATATGGGTGGCAATGGATGGTTGTATAGTGAGCCTTTGAGTATAAAGAACGAATATGGTAGCGGTTATTACAGTTATGGAGATGTATACTCTATTCATGGGTGGTTGTATCGCAAGATAGAGGTTCTCCCGGAGTTAAAGAAGCGCGGTATAGGCCGGAGTTTTCCTGATGTTAATCCGTCGAGGCTTATACGATCGCTCTTAACCGGTAAAAATGATGCCGAACTCTGTTTGAAAACAAAGCAGATGGCAATGCTTAAGCACATGGCTAAAGATGGGTATTATCAGCTTCGGTACAAACCATCTTTCAATATCTGTAACCGTAATCATTACATCATCAAGGATGCCAGTATGTGGAATGACTATATCGACCTGCTGCTCTATTTCAAGAAAGATGTACGTAATGCCAAATATGTCTGTCCTAAGAACCTAAAGGCCGAGCATGATTTGCTGATGAATAAGAAAAGGAGCATTGAAGCAAAGCTTCGCAGGGATAGGGAAAGACGGGAAGCAATCCGCCGTAAAAAGGAATGTAGAGAGAACATCATTCTGTTCTACAAGAGAATGGAGAAGTTCTTCGGTTTGGAGATTACGGACGGAAATATTACTATCCGTCCATTGGAAAGTATAACCCAGTTCTACCAAGAGGGGAAAGCAATGCACCATTGCGTATATACGAATGGGTATTATAAGCGTAAAGATTGCCTTATCCTTTCGGCCCGTATCGGGGAAAAACGTATTGAGACGATAGAATTGTCTCTGAAAACTCTTGAAGTAGTCCAATCCCGTGGTGCATGTAACCAGAATACAGAATACCATAAGCGTATCATTGAGCTTGTCAAAAAGAACATAGGTTTAATCCGTAATAAATTATCAGCATAAGCCATGAATATCCATCAGACAGTCCCCCGTTCCGATTGCACCTCTTTCGCGAAATGTGGTAAGCATTCCCTTGCCTATTGCCGGAAGTACGGTGCATCGGAATGTGGTCCGTGTGAGATAGTGAAGCGGAAACCGAGGAACCGGGTGATGGCGGACGGGGTAGAACGCAAGGTGTGCAGCCGTTGCGGAAGATTGCTTTTGCTATCCTGCTTCTACGATAGAACGATTCACCGCAACGGGAAAGCATACCACATCAAAACATCATGGTGCAAGATGTGTGTATCTGAGGATAATAGAAAACGGAATAAAAGGAAGAAATGAAAACAGTTAAACTTTCCAATTTAAAAGTCGGCGACCTTTTCATCCATAAAGGAACGGTGTACGAGATTATTACAAAGAGTAAGTGGACTTCCCAATGTAGGTATCTAAATGATAAATATCGCTTTGGTGGTTGGTGTCAATACTTGTATTGTGATTTTAGTAATTACACAAAAGTGAAAATTTAATATTAACATATTGATTATGAAACAGACAACTATCCCCGCTTTTAAATATTGGCTCCGGATACACGGTTTTCGCTTAGAATGGTTCGGTACCGGAACAAAAAACAATCCAATCAAGATTAAATCAAAAAGAAAGAAATGAAAGAGTAAATATGGAATTAAAAGAATTGACATTAAAGATATGTGACATCTTCGGATGTAGCAGTATTACTACACTGCCTGATAAGGTTATGTTTGCTTTGTTTTCTCAGAATCCCACTTTGTATTTTGAGAAGTACAAAGAGTTATGCCCTGATTTGACTGTAGATTGGATGCAAAGGGTATATCAGTTCTACCACGCAGACAGAAAGGAAAAGAAACAGGATTATACACCTGTATCTCTTTCTAAGCTGGTTGCTTTTCTTAGCTATACACCATGCGAGAAAGTTGTGTACGATTGTTGCGCTGGTTCCGGTTCTCTGACTATTCAAAAGTGGTGCACTAATCCGGATTTAAAGTTTGTTTGCGAAGAATTGGATACGAATGTATTGCCTATCCTTCTGTTTAATCTTTGCATTCGTAATATTGATGCGACAGTGGTAAACAAGAATATTCTCACTGGTGATATTATCGATTCATATAAGGTAATCAGAGGTTCAACATACGGAGTTATACAGCGTCCGATGTTTCCGGAAACAGAATTGCTAAAAGCTGATGTAGGCATTTCCAACCCGCCATTTAATTTAAAAGTTCCTGTATCTGAAGAAATAATCAAAGCTTTACCTCAGAAATACACTTGTAATTTTGCTTTCGTGGCGCATTGCCTGCAAAGGAGTGAAAGATGTGCATTGATTCTTCCCAGAGGTGTGCTTACAAGCAAAGAAGAGAAAGAGTGCAGGAGATACTTTATTGAGAAGGGATGGCTGCAAGCTGCTATTTCTTTGCCGGAAAAGATGTTTGAGTCTACCTCTGTAGCGACTTGCATACTTTTGTTTGATAAGAAGAAAACGAGTAAAGATGTGATGCTGATTAATGCGGAGGGAATGAAATCTGTTGAAGTAAGAGAACAACGTGGAGAAGGTGGCGCTTCTCATTACAACCGCATCTATAAAAAGGAATTTAATACTTTTTCAGATGAACAGATTGCTGCTATATGCGAACTTACAGTAAAAGAACAGGATTCATTCTCTAAAAGGCTTTCAATCGAAGAACTGGAGCAAAAGGGATACAATCTTACTATTGGCTCATATCTGCCGATAGAATTAAAAGGAACTATTCATCGAGACTTCAACGCTATAATATCAGATATTAACCGTGTCATCAGAGAACGTAATGTTATTAAGGTGACAGTTAATAAGGTATGGGCTGAACGTCTTGGACTTACAGAAATTATAAAAGATTGCGAATCATCCAATGAAGTAGTGAAAGCTATGAATGAAAGTTTTGCATCATTCAAGAATTACGAAGTAAAAGAGAAAATTATTGAGAATAAGTACATTCAATCTTCCAATAGTAAAGTATTTTGTATTGAGAATACTGATAAGGAAATATTGTCAAGCATCATGCCTTTCTTTATGAATATGTATAAGCAGCATATTTATTACCTAAATAATGAAGAGAATAGGCTTCTTTCCGAACTTAAAGATTCAATGCTGCCATTACTTATGAATGGAGAATTGGCTTTTAAAGATTAACGTATAACTAACAGTGATATGAAACAGACAGTAGAAGAAGCAGCAATGGAAGCAATTCATAAGCATTATAATTGTAATGGAACCTATCCATGTTCAGAACGTGAATATTGCGAACATTGTAACGGTCATAATACAGCATTCGATTGTTGCGAATGTGGTGCAGATGAATTTAAAGAAGGATTTATTGCCGGTGCGAACTGGCGAATCAACAGCGTGTGGCATGATGCAAGCGAAAGGCCAGACAAAGGGAAGATGCTCATTGTGGAGGATATTGACAGTGCTTATGATTTGGTCTATTTAACCAAAAACAAGCCATGGGAAGAACTTTCGGAAAAGAATCATTATATGCGCTGGGCATACATCGAAGATTTACTACCTAATATGGAGGATTAAATCATGAGACCTATATTGAACACTGAAGACATTAGGAAATTAAAGACTGATGAACGCTTAATTGAATGTTCTTGCGGTAAAGTGAATTATTATAGATTCTTATGTTTCCACCCACGAAACACGAATTATGTAATTCTATTGAATCATTGCGAAGAGCCTGAAAGGTTTTTTGTTCAAAACCTTATAGACCGGTTCTATACAAATTATACAAGTCGTGATATAATCACTTATCGTAGAGATTACGCCATTAAGAAACTCAAAGAGTTTGAACAAGCGTTGTCTGAATTAGGAGATAAAGATGAGTTATGAGATATGCACTTAGAAATCAAGATAAAATTGCTGCTGTGTTTGATGAGGATTATTTGAAAAATCACATCATACAGAGCCTCGACCGTTTCTTCGCAAACAACGATAATGACTGCTTTATCAAGTCTGTTGAGCTGGATACCTATCAGGCTGAATCGGGAGAAAGCTATGCTGTATTAAGGGTCAATGACATTGCAGACGATAACGCAATGTTGGAATTTGCTGTAATAGGTCAGCAGTTCGATGTATTAAAACTTGCCTTTTTAGGCAGAATGAAAGGATAAAACAATGAAAAATGTAACGAAACTCGCTAAAAAGTCCGCAGGGCTTAGCCAAAAATGTTCGATTTGCCCACTTATGAAAAGATGCACTTTAGAAATCCAGAGAGCTTGTTTTGACAGCTTTGTAGAGGGTTTCAAGAAAGGAGCCAGAGCAGCAGAAAAAGAAAAAAACAAGAAATTCAAAACGAGAATAGATATGAATAGAATCCAATTACATAAGTCCATTCAGCACGTTACAACGGCTAATGGCAAATTGAGTGATAAGACAATAAAGTTAATCAATAAAATGGCAAAGAAAGCGTATGGAAGTAAATGATATAATGCAGCATATTGATGAATTGCTGCAAAACTACTCAAATGAAGAGTGTGCGGAGATTTTAAAAGAGGTAGTAAGTGAATGTCAGTCACGCATTGAGAATTGTGATGAAGATGTTTACACTAATTCATAACGATATAGAAAGGAGCTAATATGGGATTAAGTATTTATGCCTTAAAATTGGGCGATAAAATATCAAGAGAGGAATATGATAATACCGGGAATGGGTGGTATGTTTATCAAGCGCACGGAATGGAACCGATAAATCATATACCTACGGTTGAGGAAGGCTGCTATAAAGCTGATGTTTTATATTCCGACTGTGATATTTTTTATTCAAAATATTCTACTTTCAGAGATATAATATCACATGTGGTTTTGAAACATGATGTAAAGTACGTTTGGAATAACGTAAACAACTTCATAGGTAAGCCATTCATTGAATTTTTGCAAACATCTGATTGTGAAGGTGCGATAGATTATACGGTAGCAGAAAAGATACTGCATGATTTTGAGAAATACGAGTCTGTTATAAAGCCAGAATTAAATGAATATCTGTGTCGTTTTTTCGATCATTATGTTTGTGTCCTGAAAAAGACTGTAGAGAATAAAGGAATAGTGTATTACTCATAACCGAATAGAAATGAAGAAAAAGAAACTATATATCAGCCTGCCAATTAGTGGCTTCTCACTTAACACCGTTGCTTTGGAAGCAGAAAGTTACAAGCTAATGTGGGAAGAGGAAGGTTTTGAGGTTGTGACACCTTTCGATTTATCCCCAGATAGCGAAAAACCATACTCCTATCACATGGGTAAGGATATAGAAGGGATATTGGAATGTGACGTTGTTTATTTTGCGCCTGGTTGGGTTGATTCAAAGGGGTGTAATCTTGAATACGCTGCTGCTAAAATTTATGGAAAAACAATTTATACATAAAAAGATATGAACTATAATACAGAAAGGAATTAAATGACTTTATGAGATTAGATAGCAAAAAAATAGCGGATTTAATCCGCTAATTCTAAATTATCAAGAGAAACTGTCGTAGTTTCACCTAAACGATCGTAACCATCTCCACGGCAAATTGCATACCCATTTTTGATTGTTAGAATTACCCAAACAGTTTTACTTGGATCATTTTTAATTCTTACGCTATCACCTTCTTTCATCTTATATTTATTTTAATTGTTAAACAGTTTGCAAATATAGTAATTAATATGATAATAGCGTGGTTTTCTTGTGGTGTAACATCCGCAGTCGCTTGTAAAATAGCATTGAGCCTGTACGAAGATGTGCATCTCTATTACATAGAAACCGGTTCCTGTCATCCGGACAACGCTCGCTTTCTATCTGATTGCGAAAGATGGTACGATCAGCCTATTCACATTATCCGAAGCGGCAAATACACTTGTGTAGCTGATGTCCTACGGAAAGGTTTTATCAATGGTACGCATGGTGCTGCTTGTACTCTTGAACTGAAAAAGAAAGTCCGGTACAAGTTGGAAAAGGAACTTGGTTCTTGGGACGGTCAAGTTTGGGGATTCGATTACGACCCTAAAGAGATAAACCGAGCCATCCGCTTTAAACAGCAATATCCTAATACAAAGCCGTTGTTCCCACTTATCGAGCGACAGATAACCAAAAAGGAAGCGGTGTGTATGCGTGGAAATCGGAAATGATGGCTGCATTCCATGTTCCTGAAACCGGGGCGGTTTTGAAGTAACGGATTTTTCCCGTACCGTCAGTTCCGCATCTGTACATATATTCCGTATCAGGTTCGAGGTTTTTCAATTCAACGGTATTGCGCAGGAAGCGGACTCTTTCATAAAAATCCTCACCGGAAGCTTTTTTGGAAAAAAGGCTGTCGTAAGCCGTGCAAAGCTTTTGTTGCGCTTTTATTTTTCGTGCTTGCTTCCAATTGCTGTCGCTTCGCTTTGTATATGTGCAGTAACTCTTTCTACTGTCTGTATCTGTGTGCCAGTTTATTCTGATGCAATCGGACGCACGCTCTCCGGGGTTGGCTATCACTGTGTATTCATTTTCAGTAATGCACTGCAAGGTATTCTGTGCTGAAGTCGGGTGTGTGATGATGAATGCCAACGCTGTGATGATGATTGATATACGTTTCATAATATTATATCTGAAAAAAGTTAATAGTATTTCTTTTGTCATCCATCTGTTAAATGTCTTTTCTCAACGAGAACAGACAAGAAAGGTGACGAATTACAGTTCGTCGGATTGGAGGTGCTATACTCCTGTTAAAACGCAATGCAAATCTAAGTTTTAGCCTACAAGTAAAGAATTTTATTAACTATTTTAATGGAAAAATTAACACATGAGCAGGCTATACAGAGTAACCCTCTTCGGCAAATCATTCATTGTTGGATGGCTCAGTTATAAAGAGATTGGGGTTGATTTTAATTACGTGATACTGGATGATGATAGCGATATGCTTCTTGAACAAGCTGAACACTTTGTAAAGACTGATACTCTATTGGGATTGTCGGAAGATGATGTTGAGCGAGCTATTAAAATATTGAACCAATGAGAAAAACAAACAGAATAATCAGAAACAAGAATACCGCACAGCCAGACCTTCTGATGAAGAACCTGTTGTGCGGCAAATGTGTCAGACTGTTCTTTTTCTGAAAAGACACTGTCCATAAAATTGTGTCATCAGAATACAATTATCCTTTTACGTAAAAAGAGTGCTATATGTATTGAAAGCTTCTTTCAGTACTAATGATGGGTTAATGTCCGGTACTTCTCCTTTTGCAAAGTCTACTATTCCTATATTGATATTGATTATTGCTTTATATTCTTTATTGTAATAGGTGTACTCACCTTGTTCAAAATTGTGATAATCAGCTAATGCTATAAATATTTTCAAAATATACTCAGATTCTTCAATGCTGAAATTTGATTTATTAAGTTTATTTATAGCAGATTCCATATCCTTTATTGTGCTAAACATTGTCCGAATAAAATCGAAAACAACCAAATTCGGAAACATATATACTGGTGCTCTCCTTCGCCCTATATAAACCAATCGATCTCCTTTAAAATCTTTATTAATATATTTCAGTAATGTTCTTATATTAATTGACCCATTTTTGACAAATGCGGATAATATACTACAGCAAGTTATATGTGAATAATAGCTATTGTTATTTAGACCCACTTCTTTATCTGATTTGGTTGTTGCAAGAATATGTGCTATGGCTTTTATAATTTCATTTGTATTATTAAAATGGTATATTTCTTTACTATAGAATTTATCAATGTATCCATTGAAATCTACATTTATTCCATATTTGGCACTATAAATGTTTCTTATATTATCAATATCACATACTAAAATTATTTTGTCAAATCCAAATTTATGCTCTTTAGTACCACAAAAATCATTATGTGCTGATAATATATTTAATATTCTAAAGATATGTTCAGGGTCGATACGGTCTAAATCATCAATAATGAGGACAATTTGTTTATTGGGACTATTATCGGTTTTGGTGCTTGATACAATAGAACGGATGATTTGAGTTATTGTATTATCTTCATAGATGCTTCCTTTCTCTATGCTAATGCTATCGAAGAATTTCTTGATATGGGATTCTTCATTTTTCGAATTATCTTTTGCATATGTTTCAATGTTTTCTTTCAGTGCGATACACCTGTCTATAATATCTGTGCCAAAAGTAACTTTTTCTGCTATAGAAAAAAAATTACCCCAAAAATCATTAGGATGATTTACCATATAAAAATATGCGGCATTGCTTAATGATATTTTTTGTTTCTCAAAATCATAGGGAACTTTTTCTAATAACTGCATTAATATGTCCACTTTGATATACTCAAAAATATCTTCATTATTAGCAACAGAGTAATTAATTGGAGTTAGATATATTCCAGTGTATTTGTCTTTGTGCTGATTAAAAAAATTATTTAGAAAATATGATTTGCCTATTCCAAAAGCTCCAGAAAAGATAATGTTCTCATTGTCTTTTTGTTTTAGGAAATCAGCAAAACGTTCGGTTTCTTCAGATATACTTATTTCCATTTTTATATTGATATTTGATTTGTCTCAAAGTTAATATCTTTTTTCATATTGAGCAAAACCTTCTGCCAAATCGTGTCAGTAACTTCTTTGATACCGGATAGTCCGTTCATGGATTATTCGGTATCTTTATTTTGTAAATCAAAATAATAAAGTATGTACGCAGTAAATCAGTATGATGCAATCGCAGAGAGTTACGATTCTCTGTTTAAAGACAAAGCCAGCATCGATGAGAATAGTAAGATAGCCTCGATGCTTTTTGATGTTCCCGGAATTATTCTTGATGTGGGATGTGGTACCGGACTGTTCCTTGATATTCTGAAAGTATCTTCGGATGAATATTTTGGTATCGATCCGAGTAATAAGATGCTTGATATTTTCAGAAAAAAGCATCCTGGATACTATAATTTGTGTATTCCGTTTGAGATGTTAAATCTGAAGTTTGTGGTATTTAATACTATTGTCGCTCTGTTTGGTTCGGCCAGTTACATTGAAATCGAAGCGTTAACGGATATCCCCAAGGGGAAGAACTGGTTCCTTATGTTCTATAAAGAAACGTATCATCCGGTGACTTACGAACGTAGCGGTTGCGAATTGGAATATTATGAACATTCGAGGGGTGAGCTGGAAGAAAGCTTTCCTCACTGTGAAGTAAAAGAATTTGGTAACTATTATATCGTGACTAACATATGATATTATATTCGGAACAAAATGTGTATGAAGCGGCGAAAGAACGCATAAGGCAACTGTTTTCTATAGGTGGTCGTTTGGGCGTTTGCTTTTCCGGTGGCAAAGATAGTACCGCTTTACTGCATATCACTTTAGAAGTGGCGCGGGAACTTGGTATTCAAAAGATACCGGTTCTGTTTCTTGACCAGGAATGTGAGTATACATATACAGTTGAGTATATGCGTTATGTTATGTCTTTGCCGGAAGTAGAGCCTATTTGGGTACAAGTACCATTCAGATTATGGAATGCTAACAGTGGTGATTGGTTTATTCCTTGGGAGCCAGGGAAAGAGTGGATGCGTGAAAAAGAGGATATTGCTTTCAAAGAGAATGTATATGGCTCTGACAGATTTAAAGACATGTTCAATGCCATTGCATTTCATCATTTGGGAGAAGATTATGTTTCTTTGGGTGGTGTCCGTATTGAGGAATCTCCGGCCCGTCGTGCAGGATTAACTGGCAAAGAAACTCTTCCTGGTATGACATACGGAAAGCGTTGCAGTCATGGAGTAGTTATGTACCCTTTGTATGATTGGTCTTATCGTGATATCTGGTATTATATCTTCTCCAATCGATTAAGATATAATAAGGCCTACAATTACATTTTCTCAAAAGAGCCGTTACGTTCGGCCAGGGTGTCCTCTCTGATTCATGAGAACAGTAATCAGAATATCCCATATTTGCAAGAAATTGACCCGAAGGCATATAATGCTATGTACATCCGCATTCCTAATATAGGTACGACAAATCATCTTCTGTTGGATGCCTTTGAAGAGATGCGTAATTATCCGAACTGTTTTAAGGATTGGCCGGAATATTTGCAGTATCTCATTGATAACATAGTGGCTGAGGATAAGAATAAAATCATTTTCTCCAATAACCTGAAGACTGTGATTGCTAAAGTCACAAATTGGTCTGATGTAGACCGTCTTGATATTTACCGAGCTTTTGCTCGTGGGATTATTACCGAAGACTTTGAACAGACAAAGTTGAATAACAGATTATTGGTTCATAAATCAAAGTATAAATATGGAAAAACTAAAAGAAATAATCATCCAGATGCTTGATGAAGCACCAGACAAAATAAACTTCTTCAATGAAGTGAGGCAACTTCTATTTTCCTTGTCCCCGGAGAAAGTGAACCCGGTGGATCGTGTTCTTTGGGTTCCAATGGAAATAGTAAAGGCAAACAACTATAATCCTAATGCTGTGGCAAAGCAGGAAATGCAATTGCTTTATACTTCTATTCGTGAAGATGGATATACTCAGCCTATCGTTACGATTTGGAGTGAGGAAGAGCAAAAGTACATCATTGTAGACGGATTTCACCGTAATCTCATTGCACGTATGTACAAGGATATTGCCCGACGGAATAGTGGTCGCCTCCCTATTGTGGTTATTGACAAGGATATTAATGACCGTATGGCATCTACGGTCCGGCATAACCGTGCACGTGGAAAACATTCTGTCGACGGCATGACGAATATCATTTATAACATGATTAAAAATGGGGAGTCGGATGCAGTCATTTGTAAGAAGCTTGGCATGGAACCGTTAGAACTTGTAAAACTTAAACACATTACCGGCTTTGCTAAGATGTTCAAGAACTATGAATACAGTAAAGCCATTAAAGAAATTGTTCATCATACAGATTCAGCAGAGTTATAATTATGGATATACAGAATATTGCAATAGACAAAATCATTCCATATTGGAATAATGCTCGGGACAATAGTAAGGCTATCAAACCGGTAGAGGAATCAATCAAGAAGTTTGGTTTTAATCAACCGCTTGTAGTAGATAAGAACCTTGAAATCATTGTCGGTCATACAAGATATTTTGCTCTCTTAAATCTTGAATACAAGGAAGTACCTTGTATCATCGCTGATTTAGACGAAGAAAAGACACGTCAATATCGTATTGCTGATAATAAAACATCGGAGTTTGCATCATGGGATGAAGATAAACTGATACGTGAACTTAGGACTATGAATGTCCCTGCAGATATGCAGGATTTCTTTTTTGAACCAATAGAACAGTTACTTGGATTTGATATAAATTTTACTCCTGCAAATGATTATGTAACAGAAGATGCGCAAGCAGAGGAAGTACAACGGGAATTCAATCGGGAAATAGAACGTCAAGAGAATGAGGCTTTCAAAAAGAAAACGGAACGTATTGAGGAGAACTTAGAGCAAGAGAAGACCGAATATCTTGAAATGGCATGTCCTCATTGCGGAGAAATAATCAGGATTAAGAAGTGATATGGCAGCACCAACGGGAAATAAATTTTGGATGTTAAGGAGTAAGCATGGGAGAGATAAACTTTTTTCCACGCCGGAACTTTTGTGGGAAGCTGCATGTGAGTATTTCCAATGGTGTGATGAAAATCCCTGGCTCTCCAAAAAGGCTATTCAAAAGACTGTTCCTGTGAAAAGAAAGAAAGGAAAGAGAGTGGAAACTGTTAATGAACAGCAAGTGCAACAGGAAGTTTCCCCGACTTCCCGCCCGTACTCTCTTACCGGGTTTTGTATTTATGTAGGCGCTTCATCCAAATGGTGGAGCACCTTTCGTACAGAATGTAAAAATAAGAATGACGAAGATTTTTTAGAGGTCATCGCACGCGTGGAAGAAACAATCGAAACGCAACAGTTTGAAGGTGCATGTGTCGGTGCTTTTAATGCGAATATCATTGCTCGTAAACTTGGGCTTGCGGATAAGCAGGAAGTGGACCATACGAATGCGGGGAAAGAATTCAAAGGGTTTAATTTTCTTCCATATACCCAAGAGGCTGAAGATATGAAGTAATGGGAGAGAGAGTCAACATAAAGCAGCGTTTAGCCTATAACTATCTTCGTGACGATGTTACGAAGTTCTTATGTTATGGTGGTGCCGGTGGCGGTGGTAAGTCATGGCTTGGTTGCGAATGGCTGATGCAATGTGCTTACTATCTTCCCGGTACTCGCTGGTTTGCCGGGCGAAATAACTTAAAGGATAGTAGAGAGTCTATTTCTGTAACTTTCGATAAGGTTGCCAAATGGCATAAGTTCACTGATTACAAGCAAACAAATGACGGTATAACGCTGGGGAATGGTTCGGAAATTATCTTTCTTGATTTAACTTATTATCCGGTTAAAGACCCTATGTATGAACGTTTGGGGTCTAAAGAGTTTACAGGTGGTTGGATTGAAGAAGCTGGACAGGTTCACTATCTCGCTTTTGAGGTTTTAAAGACCCGTATAGGCAGGCACTTAAATGATGCCTATAACATTCCTGGTAAGATACTTATTACTTGCAACCCTAAAAAGAACTGGCTTTATAGAGAGTTTTATAAACCATGGAAAGAAAAGAAACTGAAAGCTCCTTACGCTTTTATTCAGGCACTTGTACAAGATAACCCTTATGCAACAGAAGATTATATAGATACTCTCCGGAATACAAAGGATAAAGTTACAAAAGAGCGTCTGTTGTATGGAAACTGGGAATATGATAATGACCCGACAGCTCTTTGTGATTATGATGCTATTTGTGACTTGTTTACAAACGAGCATGTACAACCGGTAGGCTTATCGACTGGTTCTTCCGACCTTGCTATGAAAGGTCGAGACCGTTTTGTCAGTGGGCATTGGATAGGTAATGTATGCTACATCAGGTTAGATCAGGAATATAGTACGGGTAAATCCATTGAAACGGACCTTAAAAACATGATGATACAGTGGAAGATTCCACGTAGCATGATGGTAGTTGATAGTGATGGCCTTGGAAGTTATCTTGAGAGTTATCTGAATGGTATCAAGGAGTTTCATGGTGGTAACCGTCCTATTAATTCGGAGTTTGATAATCTGAAATCAGAGTGCGCTTTTAAGCTTGCTGAACTGATAAATAACCGACAGATAAGGATTATATGTACGGAAGCCCAAAGAGAGCGTATAATCGAAGAATTAGGAGTTTTAAAGCAAGACCATATAGATGCTGATACCCGAAAGAAAGGAATAATCAGTAAAGAGAAAATGAAAGAGATACTTGGTCATTCTCCAGATTATCTTGATATGCTGATAATGGCAATGTTTTTTCGCATCAAACCAATTCCCAAACGACCAAAAGCAAAATTAGGGCAGATATGACAGTAAAAGAATTTTTGATATTAAGTGAGGTGGCAAGTAATGTTACTGAATTATTGGAACGGATAAAGAAGCTTCCAAAACCGGATTTCATTTCGGGAGTTCGTTTGCCAGATAATCTGAATGGTGCTACTATTGGACAACTTATGGGACTGCAATCTATATCAAACGATATTGATTGTATAATGACACCATGTCGTGTTCTATTAGGATTTTCTGTTGGGCGAATAGAAGCATGTGAGGTAGAGGCTGTCTTGGGATTTTCCTCATGGGTTACTAAAGAGGTGGAACGGATAACGAAGCTATTTGAAACAACAAGTGTGGCGCCTACTCCAGAAGAAAAACGTGCAGGTGTAGACCAACTGTCATTTGGTCTGTTTGGGCTAGTAGACTATTATGCAACCCGCATGGGAATTACCGACCATGAACAGGTAGAAAGCGTTCCATGGATAAGAGTGTATAAATGTCTTGATATGGATGCAGAGAAGATAAGATATGAACGAAGATTACGTAAAATTTATCAAGATAATAGCAAATGAATACAAGTGTAGAAAGGAAAATAGCTTCTGTTGCAGAAAAGCTAAAGGGTATAACCTATTTGTTTGATAACTGGGCGACAGCTAATATCCGGTTGGATAAGATGCCATTGCCGGCTATTATTAACTTACTGCCTGTATCCGGTAAGTTCGTTATATCCAGAACACAGTTGAAAGATTGTCCTAATTGTATGATAGCATTTGCAGATAAAACAAGGTTTGATTTCGACGGCGTGGAGAATGATGAGGTTATTGAGAAGTGTAAAGGGTATGCCGTACAGTTTATCAAAGAACTGAATAAAAGCGGACTGTTTGAGTGGGTGAGCGATGAAGTGCCTTACTCCATATTTTATGATAAGTTGGATGTGAATGTTACTGGGATAATGATAGAATTGAAACTTAAAGAGGTTCAAGGAGTACCCATGTGTTAGTTATGGAAGATAGGAGAAAAGAGATAAAGGGTATTCTGAATGAAGAGCTAGATAATCTCCGGCAACGTATCATTGAGAACCATGTACGGGCCGGACAGCGTGCAAGTGGCAGAACTATTAAAAGTCTGCATATTGTAGTGGATGATAATTATGGCATTCTGTTTGGCAGGCAGGCTTTCAGCGTATTGGAAACAGGACGTGCTCCAGGTAAAGTTCCTAAAGGATTTTATAAGATTATTCGACAATGGATGATGGATAAGGGTATTCAAGTAGAGAAACCTAAGTCTTTTGCATACCTTGTGGCTCGGAAGATTGCTCAAGAAGGAACTGAATTATATCGGAAAGGAAAGCATGAGGACATATATTCAGAAGATATTGAACAAACAATACAAAATATAATGAACCGTATATTTGGTATTTTCTTAAAAGATATACAACATATAAATTTGAATAACAATGCGAACTCATAAAATTGGAAATACAACAGTTGAGTATCCGGATGAAATATCTTTTTGTTTTAATCCGATAGTTATTAATGTCCTTGGGTATCCATGGGCATGGGTAGAGGCCGTGGTTCGTGATGTGACAACTGGTATAGAACATGTAGAGAAAAGGGTATTATTTCAAAATACTTGTTTCTTCGATGTTTCTTTTTATACCCAATCGTATTTTGATTCAATTCAATTTGGCAAAATAGATTATACTCAATCGGGAGCTGCTGAAACTCCGTTCGGCCGATTGTTTTCTCTTGACTTGAATATGTATTCTGAGGGTGGAGAATTAAGTGAAAGTTTTCAGTTTGAAACTTTTGTTGTTTGGGGGGCGATGAAGATTGGTGAACGATATAATGGTGATAGGGTTTTGACATGGTTTAAGAATTTTCCTTTTACAGTTGGTATGTATACAGCTGGAACCAATAGTGTTAATATTATTGCAGATAACGTTTCTTTGCCTTCCATTAGTCTGCAAAAACGTGGTATTTATAATTTGTTTTTAACAGGTATTCATGCACAGAGAGAAGTGGTGTTAGTGTTGCCAGGAAGTGGGATAGGAACGAGTGTTTTCGATATGACTTTCGATTATACTTTTCATGCGGTAGAAGGAGTTCCTTCTCATGTTCGGTTATTGGTCGATGATTGTGCAATGGGAGTATATCTTCGTTGGGTTAATCGTCATGGTTTTTATTGTTATTGGTTGTTTAAAGCTGGTGACGAAAAAAAACAGGTTGTAAATGATGGGGAGTTTATTCGTAACAATATGCAGGACTACAATTATGTGAATGGGTATCATAGTGGAACTGGACGCAAACAGCGTAAGACAGAGGAAAATACCCTTCTTGTATGTGCACCGCTTGTAGATAGTGATACATACAATTTTCTTTTTCAACTTGCTATGTCGCCAGTTGTAGATATGTATATGGGAAAAGATTCTGATAAAAAAGATAGGTGGCAAGGAGTAAATGTTGCAGTTGAAACTTTCAATAAAACTCGTGCTGTTCTTCAGGATTTTATAGCAACGATTATTTTACCAGAAACACGGGTGCAAAGCTTATGAGAAATGAGATGTTATTTATAGACGGAGAATTGGTTGATTTGGGAGAAAACACTAAAATCACATTAAATCTCAAAAGTAATTTACTTTCCGACCTGAGTAAGATTGTTAGTAATAATAGCTATACGATAAGATTGCCAAAGACAGTACGTAACCAACGTATTATAAAGCATGCTGATATACCTTCATGTAGTACCGTCTATCCGAGAAAATATCATCATGCCAGGTATTTTCGTAATGGAGTAGAGATAATCTCAAATGCAAAAGCGGTACTTCTATCTGTTTCTGATACCATTGATATTGCTATTACGTGGGGAAATATAACATTGTTAGCCGGTATCGTAGAGAATGATAAATCTTTGAATGAACTTATTGATAATGACTATTATATGATTTGGCGAAAGGAAATTAGTGATTATCAGAATGGAAATCCTTTTATTGTATCTGATATAGATATGGGCATCAGGGGATTTGATACTTTGAATTATGTGCATCCTAGTGTAAGGGCCAATTGGATATTAGAGCGTATTTCATCTGATAATGGTGTTAATTTTTTATTTTCAAATGATGTAGTGAAGGAATTTATCAATAAATTAATAATCCCATTATTGACACGCCATGGTAGGGGATTAGATGCGGATAATCAATTTGGCTTAACTGCTAAATATAATAATGGTGTTCAATATGATTATAATTTAACAGTTGTATTGAAAAATTCTTTTTCTAATAATTTTTTAGCTGTTGTAAATGCCGGTTCAAAAGACTCAGGGGTTAAAATTCTTAAAGACAATACAAAGATTAGAATATCAGCAAAAATGTTTTTTGATTTTATTAGTACAGTCCCGGTAAATCCTGCTTTTGTGGCATATAAAGTGGTGGATGGGAGAGCGGAAGAAGTGTTTTCTGCTGATGCTTCTAATTTACAAGGAAGTAACGGACAGACCTGGACAGTATATTTTGACTTTAAGGATGAGACATCCATATTGTCAGAGGGTGATATTATTTATTTTGCTTTCCGTGATACGGGATATTTTGTTAATAATTGGGGAATAGATACTTTTTCTCTTGCTTTAGCGCCCTATATTGATGAGGTGGTAGTCGAGGGGCAAGGAAGTGATGGGTATTATCCCATCATATCCAATTTACCGGATATAAAGCAGGTTGATTTTATCAAAATGATTGCTGCAATATCTGGAACATTTGCTGTCGTCGTTAACGATACTACTTTGGGCTTTTTTTCTGTGGATGATATTATGTCGAAACGACATAAGGCATATGATTGGACGCGTAAGGTGGTTGCTTCTTTCAAAGAAAATAAACCACAAGAAATAAGTTACTCCCTTGATGATTTTGCTCAACATAATTTGTTTAGATGGAAAGATGACATTGCTGTGAAAGGTGATTATAATAGTGCTTTGTATGTGGAAGATGAAACAATTGAAATGGAACGGATTGCTATTGAACTTCCATTTGCTGCAACTGATATGTCTTTGGGCAGAGCTTCAATTCCACTGTATGACTACTCTGGCAGTGAGACTATCGGAGAAATGAATAGTGTGGAGCCACGGCTATTGATTGAGGTTAATAATACAGGAAAATCTAAAGCTTCATTTGAAGGATTAAAGTGGGAAACTTTGCTCAGAAAAAACTATGGAACATATCAGAAAATTATTCGTAGTCCTATTGTGGTCAGCGAAAAGATTGAGATTAGTGATATTGAGTTGAAAGAGTTAGATGTGACTATTCCTGTCTATTTAGGTCAATATGGTAGATACTATGCTATTATATCAGTAAGGGCAGAAAATACGGGGATATGTGAGTGTAAATTATTACAATTGGAGGTGTAACTATGGAAAATGTAGAAGAAAGAATACTGGATATTCGGGTACGATACGATGATGCTATTAGTAATATCGCTAAATATCGTACTCAATTGGATGTACTCCGAAAAAGAGAACAAACTTTAAAGGAGGATTTGAAAGCAGGGCGTATTGAGCGTAAGGAATATAATATAAAACTGACTGAAACCAAGGTTGCCACTCGTGAAGTGAACGAGGCTGTTCGAATTCTGAATAAACAAATACAGAATGAACGTAAGGAGCAGACGGAGCTTGAAGGTAGCTTAGTTAGATTACGTGCAGAACTTTCTAATCTGACTGCTTCTTATGATAGATTAAGCCGTGCGGAACGTAATAGTGCCAAGGGTAAAGAGATTCAAGATAAGATAAATGCCATTACCGATGAATTGAAGGAAGCGGAAGAGGGTACGCAGCGTTTCTATCGCAATGTCGGTAATTACGAGGAAGCTTTGAAAGATTTTGTAGGTATCAACGATGACTTTGCAAACTCTTTGTTGAATATCGCCCAAAACTCAAATGGAATAAAAGGCTTTTTCTCCAATATGAGAACAGAAGCATCTGCTTTAGGTTCAACGCTAAAGGCATTATTGAAAAATCCGGTATTTATGAGTATAGCAGGCATTGCTGGAGTTGGCTTTGCTTTCAAATGGTGGTATGACTACAATAAGGGGATAAAGGAAGCTACCAAATTGACAAAACAATTTACGGATAAGTCTGGCGATGATTTGAAAATCTATCGGAGTGAAATACAAGCCTTGGCTGATTACTATGGTAAAGACTTCCGGGATATGTTGACAGCTATCAATTCCGTAGAAAAACAGTTTGGTATATCTTCTGGCGAAGCGCTGAGGTTTATCAAAGATGGTTTCATTGCCGGAGCAGATGCGAATGGGGAGTTTCTGTCTGCTTTGAAAGAATATCCGGCGTACTTCAAAGAGGCCGGTATCTCTGCGGATCAGTTCGTCGCCATTATTGCAGAAACTAATAAGCAGGGTATTTTCTCTGATAAGGGAATTGATACCATCAAAGAGGCGAATACTCGGCTTCGGGAAATGACTACATCAACGGCTGGTGCATTAGATGGTATTGGTATCAGCTCTAAACAAGTCCAGAAAGATTTGCAGACAGGGGCAAAGACTACTTTTCAAATCATGCAGGAAGTATCTGCCAAATTAGATGAACTACCGGAAAGCAGTGCGGTGGTTGGAACTGCCATTGCAGATATCTTTGGTGGTCCGGGAGAAGATGCAGGCTTGCAATATATCCGTACCTTGAAAGATATTTCTGTTAATCTGGATGAAGTCAAGGGTAAGACTGGGGAATTAGGTAAAGTGGAAGATGATTTGCTTGCTTCCCAAGCGGAACTAACGAAAGAAGTCGCTTTGCTTTTTGATACTACTGGTGGCTCGTTTGAGAAAATGACGGCTAAGGTTGAGACTTTTGTCAATGGTGCTTTATCCTCTTTGATTAAAGATGTACGAACTTTGTTTGAATCGGTAGAGGATATATCAGAACGGGAAACTAAAGCTGCTGTCAAACTTGGAAAGAATGTTGCAGAAGCTAACGTGGGGGATGAATATGCCAAGGTAGAGGCGACATGGGCTCGATATGTGAAAGCGGGGCTTTCTGAGGAAGAAGCTTTGAAAAAAGCCAAAGAAGAAAGACTTCAGATGCTGAACTTGTCCCTGAAGCAGGAAGAAGAATATTTGCAGGAAACTGTTGCTATCAATGAGAAATACAATAAAGAACTGCAGGATGCTTCATTTTGGCGTCAAGGAATTGGTAAAGACCGTTCCAATTCAGCCATAAACAAGGATATTACTTCTTCATGGAATAATCGTATGGCACAGTTATCAGCTGTGGAGTCCAGGAAAGAGACTATTAACTTGGTGTCTTCATATACCGGGAATGCTGATAAAAAGAAGACGCCGATTGTTGACCCTAAAGCTGTGGCCGAAGCTCTTAAAATCAAAAAGAAAGAACTGCAAGAGATACGTAAGGCTGAGGATGAAATGCTAAAACTCGTCAAAGATAGCCGGAAAAAGCAGACTCAAGAGATAGAATATGAATATAGCCGTCAGATTGAAGATTTGGAAATCCGCTTGAAAACCGAAAAAGACTTGACACCTCGTGCCAAAGAGGAAATCGGAAAACAGATTCTTGCTCTTGAACAAGAGAAAACAGTTGCTTTGCAAAAGCTCTCTGATGAAGAACTGAAAAAGGAGATTGAAAATCGGCAGAAACTTATTGCCATACAACTTGAATCAGTAAAAGTTGGAAGCGAGCAGGAGTATCAACTAAAGATGCAACAATTGATGACCCAACGTGATGCAGAACTGCAGCAGAAAGAGCTAACCGAGCAGATGAAACTTGCTATCATGGAGAAGTACAACAAAAAGATTGATGATTTGACTGAGCAGCATAATAATTCCATTATCAAGAAGCAAGAGGATGCATTAAGGATACGTTTTGAAACAGAAATAGCCCAGGCATACGGTGACGAACAAGAAATTCTCCGTATAAAGATGGAGCAGAAGTTTGCAGAGTTGAATACTATACAGCAACTTGAGGGGGAAAGTATAGAAGCTTTTAATTTGCGTAAACTTCAAGCTCAAAATGACTATAATGATGCAAAGAAAGCTGTTACGGATAAGGAGATAGCTATCGAACAAGCCAAATATGATACTATGGCTACTGTTACAAATGGACTTATTGCCTTGACAGATGAGATAGGTAATCAAGACCGTAACTTTGCCATTGCAAGTAAGGCTTTGGCTCTTGCCGAAATTGCAATCAATACAGGTAAAGCTATTTCTAAAATGGTTTCGGCGGAAGCAGGAAAGGGTATAATTGGACTTGGTACAATGGCTAGTGGTATAGCTACTATACTTTCTAACATTGCGGCTGCTATTTCTACGGTAAAAAGTGCTAAATTTGCACAGGGTGGTTCAGTAGTAGGTCCGGGGTCGGCTACAAGCGACTCTATACCGGCGATGTTATCTAATGGTGAAAGTGTTATGACGGCTGCTGCAACTTCTATGTTTGCTCCGTTGTTATCAGCCTTTAACCAAATGGGTGGTGGCATTCCTATCAATGTAACAACCTCATCCAATCAGGCAACGGGTGAGGATATGCTTGCCAAAGCTGTTGCAAGAGGTATGATGATGGCTCCACCACCAGTATTGTCAGTAGAGGAATTTACTTCTGTTGCAGATAGGGTGAAATATGTCGAGAATCTTGGTAGTGTATGAATGCGTATGAATTATTAATGCTGAATAGGAGCATTCTCCAAGTAATGGATAATGTTTCGCTTGATGTTGGAGATGTAAAATATATTCCGGTATATCAAGATTATATTCGCCTATTACAAGAAGGGCACAAAAAGACCTATATCATGCAGTATTTATCTGATGAATATAGTATTGCAGAGAGAACCATCTATCGGATTATTGATAAGTTTTCAAATACAGTTAATATCTAAATGAGGGCGGAGTGATTCTCCGCTCTTATTGTTTATAGAAAGTTACTGTCAAAGCATGTCAGTAGAATGAACTTCTTATTTTCTTCAAGCCGTATCTTGTTTTTTACCTTTGTTACAAACAATTATGTGATATGGCAAAATTATACATTAATAAAGACATTGTAGCCGATAGAGATAAGCTGGAGAATTGGTACTTGACCGGCGATGAAGGGATTTCGTTTCCTGATATTCAATGTTTTCTTTCATGGCTTGACCCAGCTGACCCTACAATTGATATTGAAATACATTCATGCGGTGGCGATACAGTTGAGGGGTATGCAATTTATGATGCGTTACGTGCATCTGGTAAGGATATTTCTTGTACTGTTGTTGGAAGGTGTGCTTCTATGGCAACAATTATTCTACTGTCTGCACCGCTGGAACGCAGAAAGGCTTATCCTCATGCAAAATTTCTTATTCACAATCCATATTTGGCAAAGTATGACGATGTTTTAGACCTTGAAACAATAGAATCCCTTAAATCAAGTTTGGAAGCGGAAAAGGCTAAAATGTTAGCTGTCTATGTTGAAAGGACTGGGGCAGAATCATCTGTATTGGAAGCTCAAATGAATAAGGAATCATGGTTTGGCGGGGAGATTGCAAAACAACTAGGATTTATATCTGCTGTTCTTGTCCCAACTACAGCAAAAGGAGTCGATTATAAACTTAATAGTAAAAAAATGAACAAAGAAAAACAAGTGACAGTGAAGCAATCTATCATTGATAAGTTGCTTGCCAAATGTGGCTATCAAAAGATTGAAGATATTCCAGTAATATCTATGGAGTTGACAGATGCCGAAGGTAATGTACTAACGGTGGAACGTGAAGAGGGAGAACCACAAGTCGGGGATGCCGCGTCTCCTGACGGTGAACATGTTATGCCTGATGGGAAGACTATCATCGTGACCGATGGGGTAATTACGGAGATTAAAGAAGAAGAAAATAGTGGTGAGGATATTGAAGCTTTAAAGAACCGCATTGAAGAACTTGAAGCAGAAAATGCGACTTTGAAAGTTAATGCCCGTACTGTTGAGGACAATAAGATTTTGAATGCTGTAAAGATGGCGGGTGGAGAGAATTGGTTAGCGAAGCATTGTTCAACTTATAGGGTTTCCTTACGCGCTCAGACCTTTAAGGAAACTGTTGACCATCAGGATAGTGCGGAGGAGACTGCTATTCAAAGGAAGTTGAGAGAGGAAAGAGAGAAGAGAGCTAAAAAGTAAAGAAAGGAGAATTAAGTATGCCTATTTTAGATTTTTCAAAATTGACACCGGATAATCAGGCGGTGAAGGATTTGAAAGACTTGATTGAACTGACAGTTTTTCAAAATGAGGATATGGAGCGTTTTATGACGTTCATGCCTAAAGTGACCAATGGTAAGAAAGTAGGCTTCATCGGTGAGATGGAGGATGTCGGTATCGCAGGTTCCGGATGTGATCCTACATATCAAAAGGTGGCTATCGCTGCTGCCCAAAAGGTTTGGGAAATAGGTGATTGGCAAGTTCCATTGGAAATGTGTTATGAGGATTTGGAAAATACTATTGCTAAATATTGCCTAAAAACCGGCACTAATATTGCGGACCTTACTTCTACTGAATATATGGATGGAATCGTTCTTCCGAAATTAACGGAAGCAATGATGAAAATGTTGTGGCGTTTTACTTGGTTTGGGGATAAGAATGCTGCTAATGTTGAGGGTTCCGGGCAAATTACAGATGGTTTGAATGTAGAATTGTTTAAGACATGCGATGGTTTCTTTAAACGTCTGTTTGCTATATGTACAGCTAATGCAGGCCAACATACCATCATATCAGCCAACGCTGAAACATCTTATGCTTTGCAAAAATCCAAGATGAAAGAATTAGGTGCTGCAACTTCTATATTTGATGCAATGCTTGAGGATGCGGATAGCCGTATTTTCCAGAAATCTGGACATGCAATTTTTGCTACGAAATCATTGTGTGATTCTTTATCTCGCGATGTGAGGGAGAAATATAAGGTTATTATGCCTTGGGAAGTTATTTTTGATGGACTTGAAGTAGGAGAGTATGACGGTGTTCCAGTTGTAAAATGCTCAATTTGGGACCGATTTATTCAAGCATATCAGAATGATAAAACCAAACTGAATCTCCCCCATCGTGCAGTTCTGTGTTCTCCGGACAATTTGATGTATGGTTGCGAAGGTGATAACCCTATATCAGACCTTGATATTTGGTTTGAAAGAAAATCCCGTAAGAATTACATCTATTCTACAGGCAAACTTGGTTCTATGATTGGCGAAGATAATCTGGTACAAGTTGCATATTAGGAAAGGAGGTATTTATGGGAGTATGCGATGATATTTTGAAGAAAGATATTTCTCCGTCTTGTGATGACCCAGTCGTACAAGGTTTGGAGCAGGAAGGCGTGATTATGAATCGCGCTGATGTAGATTTCGCTGCGACAGTGTTCAATGCAACTCGTAAAAATGTGATTGAAACATTGGCGATGAAAGAAAAGAAAAAGGCGTATAAAGTTGTGGTTCCAGGTAAAACTCCATTTACTGGTACTACTACTGCTTTGGCAACAGGTACATATCGTAATTCATTCACAAACACCATTACACTTGTGATTTTGGCAAATGACCCAGATGTTTGTGCCGATATAGTTGACGGTCTAGCTAATGGCTCTTATGTTGTAGTATTGGAGAATAAATATAAGGGTTTACAGAAAGAAGAAAATCCGGGTGATGCCGCTTTCCAAGTTTTTGGATACTATCAAGGGCTTACAGCTACAACTATTGAAAATAATAAATACAGTGAAGAAACGGAAGGTGGTTGGAGTGTGACCCTTGAAGAACAAAAAGTACCGAAATCAGCTTTATTCTTGTTCAAAACAAGTTATGAAGCGACTAAGACGGCAATTGGTACATTGACAGCAGAACCAATGGGGTAACGGAATGACTGTTGTAGAAGTGGTTGATAAATTAAAAGAGTTGGGGGGTAAAATCCCCCTCTCTTCTTCTGATAAATCAGATATTGAAGTAATATATCATGAAGTCTTCGGACGAACTTTTGTCAAGACTTCATGTGGTGATTGTTATCGTGATGCTGTGATTGAAATGTATTCATATTTAAAAAAATACGGAAAGATGAAAGAAAAATCAAATTATGCATTGAAAAATGGTGTTTTACTCCAGGTTGGCTTTGGGAGTAGTGAAATGTACACCAATGATAATCTAACAGATGAAGCAGCAGAAAGATTTCTTGCAGAAAATCCTAAAGGAATAGTGCTTTTTGCTTTAACACCTTCCAACTGGGAGGAAAGGGTTGAAAGACTCAAGAATCCGGTTATAGCTTTGGATGAAACTTTAGTTGCAGAACTGGTGAAAGCTTTCCAAGTAGAAGGTGCGACAGTCAAAATAGTAAAAGATGCATTTAAAACTTATCAGGTAGATGGAAAGAAGGTGACTGCTAAATTATTGGATACCCATATAAAAAAGGCTCAATCCCTTCTTGAATCAAAGAAGGAAACTGCAGACAAAGAAGTAGCAGGAGAAATGGTAGAATAATAAATGACCTCACGAAGCGATGAATGTAAATGATTTAAAGAAGAAAAGTAATAGGCGTGTTGATACGGGGTACGTACGTAATCTTGGCATCCAAAGCTATGGTGATGATAATTTATATCCTCAACATTTAAGGAATATCATCGCTGCTAGTTCAACTGGTAGTGAATGTGTGGAACGTTATGCCAATTTTATAGAAGGGAATGGTTTTCGTGAGGTCACTTTTTCTGAATATGTAGTTAATCGTTGTGGTGATACAACTGATGATATCCATGCTTTTGTATGTAGGGATATTGCGGATTATGATGGGATAGCAATACATGTGAACTATAATATGTTTGCTGATATAGTAGAGATACAGCATGTTCCCTTTGAAAATTGCCGTTTATTAGAGGAAGATGAAAACGGATATATTGCTAAGATTGCGGTTCACCCTGATTGGAGTGGAAAGAAAACCCGTAATGGTAAGGCTATTAAGGTTATACCGGATAATGTAGAGTTCATAGATGTTTTTAATCCTTGTAAAGAAGTGGTGTATGCACAGATTCGTGCTGCTGGGGGAATTGAAAACTATAAAGGACAGATATTGTGGATTAGTAACACTGGAAAATTTGTGTATCCTGTCGGAAGGGCTGACCGGGTGATTACGGAAATGAGTACGGATGAAGGGCTTGCAAATGTAAAATATCGTAATGTTCGCTGTAATTTTATGCCTTCTGGAATGATTGTTACCAAGAAAGGTGTTTCTTCGGTACATCTTGATGAAGAAGGGAATCCGATAAGAGAAGATAAGCAAAGCGAAGATACAGGCTTTTCAGATACCGTTATACAACTTCAAGGAGATACTAATGCTGCAAAAATATTGGAAGTTACTTTAGAATCTGATGAAGAAAAGCCGGAGTTTGTGGATATCAGTTCTAAAAATTATGATAAAGAATTTACTGTGACTGATGCCAGTGTGGTAGAACGTATTTATTCTGCTTTCGGACAAGAACCTTGGTACTGTATTCGTATTGGTAAAGTGGGTTTTTCCGGTGATATATTGGAAGATGCCTTTGAATATTATAATTCTATCGTATCAAAACAACAGCGAATGGTTGAACGTGCTTTTCAGAAAATCTTTGAACATTGGTATGAACCTGTTAATCCCTCTAATGACTTTAGTGTACAACCTCTTAAATACGTAAGAAATGCAGCAGTATCTAATAACAACGGATGAAGTTTCTAAGTTGGCTCGTACGATGTCAGTACATATAGATACGGAAAAGATAGAAACATATATCCGAGAGTCAGAGAATATTAATGTGAAATCGGCTTTGGGTGATGCACTATTCTTAGATGTGAAAGAACATCCAGATAATTACAGTGAGCTACTTGATGGAAGTTCTTATGATGTAGAATGTGGTGGAAGACGCTCTTTTGTGGGGTTAAAAGCCGCTTTAGCTTATTATACTTATGCCCGTATAGTAAAGAATGGGGATGGTAGTGTTACCCGTTTAGGATTTATGCATAAAGATAACGAGTATTCGTCTCATTCTGATTTTAAAGAGAAACTTATGGCTTATAATGATGCATTTTCTATAGCAGACCGATATTTAAAGGAGTGTGTACGCTATTTGAATGATAATAGAAAGTCTTTTCCTCTATATAAAGGAAATGGTGGATTGACAGCAAACCGTGTAGCATGTAGAATCTTGGGTGAATAATGGCAGATACTTTTGATATATTGAGGAAGTTGGCCTTGCAGGTGCGAAATGCTACTCTTGCAGGAGAGAATAGTGCAGAACGTATAGGACGAACGTTTGTCGGTATCCTTGATTTAATAGATGACCTTAAAAATATTTATCTCCATAAAAATCAATCTGATGAAACAGAATTTTTAATAAAGTTCCTCGCAGGCGGCGAGTTTGGCGAGTTCGTAGACAGTATAATTGAGAATGTTTCCTGTTTACTATCCCCAAAAATATGGTAATACCCAAGCTTGTAACTGTGATTTTGGCTGCCAAAGGTTGTTAAGTAGCAGGAAATACACATATTTCCATCTACTGGACGAACCTGGTGTTTCTTTTTGGCCGATCCTCATCATCAGGCCAGTTCTCAAGTTTATTTAGGGTTTATGTTATGCAAAATCAGGAAAAAACAAGATTCGAAAGACGCAATAGGAGAAAAAATCTCTTTAAGTTTGAAAACGAGAAATCGACCGGATATCTGGAAAACAGGCATCTTTTGCGCAAGGCAGTAAAGCACACGCCATGGCTTATCAGCGCCTCCGCAGCCTGGCTTGCCCTGTTCCCCTGCGGCCTGGCCTTTGCCGCTGACCCGAACCCGCCGCTTACTGACACAAATACCAAGTACGACATAAAAGGAGAAACAGCAGGAGCGACCATCTCGGGCGGCAGGCTCTCCGTCTCCAGCGTTGATACCACAGCGGTCTGGTATGTCATTGCCAACTGGGCTGCTGCTGGCAACGCTGTTGATGGTCAGACGATGCTGCCCGATGGCGCGATAATCGGACAGAGTTCCACAGCTCATGTATGGTACGCCGTTGGCAGCTATGCTCCTAATGGTACAGCCAATTTAAGCTCTGTTTCTGCTACAAACGCTACCATCTACGGAGACATAATTGGTGGCGATGGCTCCGGAGGCTCAGTTGGCAATACCGTGACAGTAACAGGTACGACAGTTGACCGTAGCTTAATCGGCGGAAGGACTCAGGATAATATTGGAGAAAACGATGCCTCAGTAAGCAATAGCGTATTCATGTCGGCTAGTACAGCTTATGAAGTTAGAGGCGGTTATACACTATATGGTAATGCTATTAATAATAAAGTGTTTCTTGAAGCAAACAGCAATGTTTTAGGATTCTGCGGCGGTGGATATACTTCCTCAGGTAAAGCTGATTCCAATGAGGTACATTTAAATAACAGCAGTGCTTCAATGATTCTTATTTCCAAAAAGGGGATGTTCTTAATAACATTGTAACCCTAGAGAATGGCAGCAACGCCATGAGTATTTATGGAGGATTCACACTCCAAGGAAATGCCGATGGCAACAAAGTTAAGGGCTCCGATAGCTCGATCTCTTTCGCTGTTTACGGTGGTTGGGGAACGACAGGCGCTTCTAACAATAAAGTAGAACTGGATAACGTGAATGTCTCAGGAACAGTGACCGGAGGCAAAACCGATTCAGGCACTGCTTCAGGCAACGAGGTAGTGCTATCTAGTGGGACAACATTTAGAGACACGTTGTACGC